CCGTTTTTAGGAGCTTTAATAGGAGGAGGTTTTGCTGTTAGTCGTTTAATAAAAGGAGATTTAGCTGGAGCAGCACTTGAAGCTGTTTCCGGATTAGGATCAGCTGCTACCGCTATACCTGCTACAGCTCTCTTAGTAGCAAAAGATGTATATACAGATGTTTACGGTGTTAAACCAGAATCAGATCCACAAGTTAAAGACAGATTCAAAGAAGTAAAAGACGAAACAACAAAAGCAGCTACAGACTTCGTTAAAGGTATAGGTGAAAAAAATAAACCTAAAGACGAACCTAATGAAAGTACAACTTCTACAGTAGCAAACAATAATAGTGATAATACTACAGCAAATAGCAACACATCCAACGTAACTAATAACACTACAACAGCAGCAGCAGATAATACATCTAACGTAACAACTAGTAATAATACAGCAGATAATACATCTAATGTAACTAATAACACTACAACAGCAGCAGGTAATACATCTAACGTAACAACTAGTAATAATACAGCAGATAATACATCTAACGTAACAACTAGTAATAATACAGCAGATAATACATCTAACGTAACAACTAGTAATAATACAGCAGATAATACATCTAACGTAACAACTAGTAATAATACAGCAGATAATACATCTAATGTAACTACAGCTTCATCACCTGCAATGCAATCAGTAGCACCTGCTATACAAGCCGCGACACCAAGCGTTCAACCAGCAACATCTACACCCTCTTCACCGAGCAACGTAAAAGATAATCATGGAGACATACTCAAGCAAATTGCTGATAATACAGATAAAACTACAGATGGATTGCAATTTGTAGGACAAGCAATAATGAAATTAGCACAAATAATGAATAATAAAACTGATAACAGTTCTCCTTCTTCACCTATATTTATTAACGGAGGACAACAATCTGAGCCACGACCATCTGCCGCTGAAGTTGCTCGTAATAATAACAGTAGAATAAGCGATGTTAGAAACAGTTTACCTTTCTAACTTAAGTATTAATATATATGGCTGATATAATAGATCAATTAATTAGTGTTGGTGGTGGCTTAGGAGGTAATAAAAATGATTATAGCACCAGCAATAACTACAATGTTGTTTCAGATTATACATGGACATTAAGCAATAGGCTTAATAAAAATACATCTGGCGCTTTAAATGAAGTACCGTATATATTTCTTACTGAACATGCCGTTAATGAATCTACTATAACAAATCAAATTGCTTATTACGGTTCAGGTACTTTAGGTATAGGACAGGATAATACCGATCCAACTTTAAGACCATACGATTTCTTATTCCCTCGTAATCCAACAGGAAATACATACAGGTTTCCTTATTTTTCTGATGTTAATTTTCAGATTGATACAACATGGGAATCGTTAGATTCAGCTGAAGAAGGAGCAAACGGAGTTCAAAGTTTTGCCGGTGCACTTATCGGAGATAAAAAAGCCAACGCTATAGGAGATACAGTAAAAAAAATAGCTAAGGTGGGTGCATTTGCTGTGGCTGCTACTAATAGTAAAGTCGGTGTAATGGATAGACCAAAGTTATTTAGTCAGCATGAGTTTAGAACATTAAATGTTAAATTTCCGCTTTTTAATACTAAAGACCCTGATGATTGGAAAAAGAATAGAGCTCTATGTTGGGTTTTAATTAATCAAAACTTGTTTATTAAACAAAGTATTATGACAGGTGTACCTCCTGTTTATTATGAAGCCGTAATACCAGGTCAGCATTATAGTTATGCAGCTTATGCTAATAACATAACTATTAACAATAGAGGTAATATGCACCTTTTACAAGATGATAAAGGAAACAACGTTGTAGTACCTGACGCTTATGAAGTAAATATAACGTTAAAAGATATGGTAATGCCAAGTAGAAATTTATTTCAGCACATCGATAAAGCCACTCAACAAGTAACTGTAAGAACAGCATCTAATAGCAATAGTAATCCTACTACTACTAATAGTAAAAATGGCACCAATACATATGCAAAAGCTGAAACAACTAAAAAAACTACAGTTTAATAAACTTAATTAAATGAAACAAAACAGCATAAAAAGTTTACCATCGTTAAACAACGAACATCTTGAAAATATTTTTAATGTTTATCAAGACAAAGATGGGTTTTATTATTATAATTTGTTACAATCTGTAACAATACCTGATAATTTACCTGCTGGTTTTTATAAAACTTATTTTCCCGTTCCTGGTGATACTTGGCCTAATATTTCATATAAGAATTATAACACACCTAATCTTTGGTGGATTATAATAGCTACAAACGGAATACATAACCCGGTTCAAAATCCAACAGTAGGTAAAAAAATTAATATATTAAAATCAAATTATATACCTATAATATTACAACAGCTTACAACACAAAAATAATAATATGAATATAGTTAAAGATGCTGTATTTACTCAAAGATTTAATCAGTTAAAACATGAGTTTGAAATTTATTTAGATAACGGTAGCGGTACCCCTTACCCTATCAACCCAAACGCTATTATTAATTTATCTATACAGGAAACTCTAGTAGAGTGGAGCACTAGAGGAGTCTTAACTTTTTCATATAATCCTGAATCAGGAAGTGAAAAATACGATAATGCTACCGGTCAATATGAAAGTGCTACTACCGGTATTTCATTACCTAATGGACCGCAAGCTTATGTTTTTAGAAACGACGGTAACGATTTATTACGTATAAGAATAAAACCTATTTTAAACGATAATAAATCTCCTAGTAATATTAACAGTATATTAAAAGATATAGACCCTGTTATGTGGTCCTTGTCATATTTATTTTCTATTTATGATGTAGAAGATGTTGAATCTCCTCCTGGAGCAACTAATGCAGCATCTAGTATGATAAAATGTTTAAAAGTATATTTTAATGATTTTTGGTATCAAAAAATGAGTACATATAATTTAGAGTATTCAACTGGGTTTTCGGATAAAGCTACTTCTACTCAAAGTACCCCTGGATCAATTTATAGTAACCCTGCAAGTATTCTTACTGGAGATGCAATGCAGGAAATTATTGAACAATCTTTAGAAGGAGTCCCTCATGCTGAGAACCCTATTGATAAAAATAATTGGGATAAAGGTGCTACAAATATTTTTTATACAGCTCCTACTGAAACTACTGCATATGATAGTTTAATGTACATATATAATTACCATTCTAGCACAGTAAAAAATACAGGTCAACCACAAAGTACCGATGATTCTACTCCTGATATACCTCATGATTTTTGTATTTTAACTAAAGAGCGTGGACCTACACAGTACGATGTTGGTCAATTTAGTTTAAAATCAATGGCTAGTTATTACGAAAAAGCCGGTAAAAACGAACCCGGTGAATATCAATATGAACATTTTTACTTACAAAGTTACGGAGACACAAAATCAAGATCGAGCAAAACAATGAGATCTCCTACTAGCAATAAAAATAGTAGCTCTGTAGATATGAAACTTTCAAAATATAATATAATAAAAAGCTATCAATTTGTTGATATTGCTGCTATTACAAATTCAAATAGTTTTTGTACAACACCGGTTCATTCTTTCGACTTTAATCAGAGAATATTCAATGTAGATTTTGAAAATAATAGTGTGCAATCTGCTCGTACATTTATGGTTAATAACTATATTAATAATCTATATACTCAAGGTGGTCAAGGTCTCGGCGCTAATGATTTATTTTTAATAACTTTAGATAAGGATAAACAGTCTAAAAACGTTAAACCTGTTTTTACTCCATACGGAGACGATATAATCTTAAGACAAACACCCGGGCTACAAACTCTACTTAAGATAGGTGTATATCATAATGCTTGTATTAATTTTCGTGCTTTAGGTTTACCATTTAGAGAACCAGGTACGTTTATTGCTATTGATAAAACCGAAGGAGTTGATCCTAGCGCTTTTGCGGATAAGTTCTTTGGTCAATGGCTAATAATAGATGTAAAGCATGTATTTGAAACAGAAATGTACTATAATGATATTACAGCTGTTAAGATAAATAGATATGCTCCTCTAGACCCACAATTTAACGATATTATATGACAAACTACTACACATCAATAGACATAGTTAATGGACAGTATGTTGGCACGGTTTATAATTCAAACAATAATGCTGAAATTTATAAATCAAAAACGTATACTAGTCAACAACAAGTAACAGATGATGTAGATAATTTTTTAGCATCATTTAAACCTGTTAATAAAACACCTACCGGTAGTTATACACCAGGATATACAAATACAGCTATTTTAAGACCTATAGTAGCATCTCCAGCAAGATGCTGCGGTAATTAAAATAATTTTTGCAAATTAATACAGCAGCTAAACCAATTAATTTCTTTATCGATAACAATACTATCTTTATACATATAATCAGAAATTAATATTAATACATCGCTATTAATAGTCTCATTCATACTATAAACAACTTCAAACATTTCCTTTAATAGATGTAAATAATCTCCAGAAAATTCTTGCTCTCTTTCAATTACATATTTACGCAACTCAATTAAGCTAGTCTTTGCTTTAATTTTTTGTACTACATTTTCAGCAATATTTTTAACATGGTTATCCTTAACGACTAAAGTACCGGTATAGGAAAACTTCTGTATATCATTAATAATACGACGAAGATCAGGATAACCTTTTCTTACAAGTTCTACTAGTTTTGTTTTTTCTTCATTAGGTACAGTAATACCCTGCTGTTTAAGAACATGAACAACTCTATTTAAAACTCCATCGAGAGGCGGTGCAAGATTATAAATTTGACAACGAGATTGAAGAGCTGGTATTACCTTAAAGAGATAATTGCATGTAAAAATAAAACGTGTATTTTCAGAATATTCTTCAATTACATTACGAAGAGCTTTTTGAGAGTCTAATGATAAAGCATCACATTCATCGAAAAGAACTACTTTTAGTTTACCATCTAAAGATTTAGTAGATGAAAATCCAATTACTTTAGATCTAATAGTATCAATACCATTTTCATCCGATGCATTAATATAAAGATATTGACAGTCTAGTACATTACTAACAATAATTTTAGCTAACGACGTTTTACCTGTACCTGGTGAACCAGCAAAAAGAAGATTAGGTATTTCTTCTTTTTCTTTTAAAGAGACAAAATATTCTTTTTCTTCTTTATTCAATACAATATCATCCAGTGTTTTAGGACGATACTTTTCTACCAGCAGCTCTTGAAACATGTAGCTATTATACGCTTACTTACCGGAAGATCCAAAACCTTTTTCACCACGATCAGTTTCTGTAACTTCTTCTGTAAACTCAACATACTTTTCATCTACAGCAATTAAGGGATAAAGTACAAGCTGCGCTACACGATCACCTTTCTTTACTTGATAATCAATATCAGAACTATTAATAAGCCTTACACCCATATCCCCACGATAGTTATTATCAATAATACCATTGAAGGCTGAAATATTATGCTTAAACTGAAGACCGGAGCGACTCTCAATACGAATCCAAAAACCAGGAGGTAATTGACCAAGCTTTAAACCAACCGGTACAATAACGGCTCCTTTAGCAGGTACAACAATATCTTCAACAGCCGTTACATCATACCCTGAATCACCAAAAATAGGATCGTTATGATTACGCTTTGGCAGTACTGCATCGGGATGTGTCTTAACAAACTTAAACTTATAAAGCTCTGTTAATGCCTCTGGATTTGTTTGCTGTAAAGTTTGTAATTCTTGTGCTGTCATATTACTCATTAATAAGTTGACGTCCAGTATATTCACCCTGTTTTACTTCACCGATTGGTGATTGACCAGGCTTAACAGCATTAGCTTGAAGCCAAGCAATAAGAGCATCAGTTTTTTCTCTTGGAACAATGAATGTTCCGTACATAGTATTTACAGTAATTTCCATATATACAATATATTAATAGATAGTTTAAGAATATCAACTATAAGCTTAATTAATGTTAATGTCCGACTCTATTGACACACTACTTAACGAATTATCATCGTTTAGTTTACCCGTTACCCCTAAACCGTCTACACAAAGTATGAATGTAGATGATTCAAATATTAATGAGTATATTGTTAAAAGAACTAGTCATTTAATAGATACTAGTATAGATGCTATCGATGATATTAAAGATTATATCGTTCAAGGGCAAAATCCCGATGAACTAGCAGCTTTATCAGAGCTTATATCTGCTGCTACAAAAAGTATAGAAGCATTAAACAGAATTAATCTTTTGAACAAAAAAGCGGAATTTGATAAACAATTAAAAGAAATGGATATTAAAGGTAAAAAAGAAATAGCCGGTAATTTACAAGGTAATACCACTGTTAATAATACACTGTTTGTAGGATCTAGAGAAGATATTTTTAAAAAACTTTTAAGTGAAGTAGATAGCGAACCTATTCAAGCAACAGTAATTGATTCAGTTGTTGTAGAGGAAAAAGAAGATAAATAATAGATAACGTATGGCTAATATATTTACACCGGTAATACCTGCAACAGGACCTTGGACAATTAACAGAGAAGATTGTATAGGGGATTCTTTAGGTTATATTAATGCTAATACAAACTATTTTGGTACACAGATTGTTGCGTTGTCAACAAACGTGAGTAGTATTTCATCTACTCTTACTAACCTTAATACAGTAGTAACGACTCTTTCATCTAGTTTTAAATCCAGCTTATCATCTAACGGATGGCAAAAATTTCCATCAGGGCTTATTATGCAGTGGGGCTATGCTCTAATAAATGCTAATCCAGTAACATATAGCTTCCCTATAGCTTTTCCAAATAAAGGATTTCAAATATATATTTCTCAAGACGCTGATGCAAGTCAACCGGTAGCAGGCGGTCAGATTATAAGTAGTACTCAGTTTAAATTACGCTCAATGGGAGGATCAACTCAGGACGGTATATTTTGGTTTGCTATTGGTTGTTAATCTAACGTGAAATATTCACCATCAACAAAAGGTTTCTATATTACAGAAATTCATGTTGATAATATTCCATCAGATTGCATTGAAATTACACAAGAAGAATACGCTTTAATATATGAAGCACAGTGTAATAATACTCAGATTATTTTAAAATCTGATAAAAATTCAATATTAATTGAACCGTCTTCAAATATTACTTGGGAAGAAATACGGTCTATTAGAAAAGTTTTACTAACCGAAACAGATTGGATTGATCTTCCAAACACACCTGTCAAAAACAAACAAGCATGGCTAAATTACAGAACTACTTTAAGAAATATACCTCAAAGTTATCATACTCCCTCCGAAGTAGTTTGGCCAAAAAAACCGTGCTAAGCTTCACAACTCGAACAAGTAAGTATTGAACGAGCAAGCTCTTGTGCAGGGTTAGCACTTCTCTGATAGTAAAGACTTTTAAGACCCATTTCGTGAGCAAAGATATAAAGTTCACTAACTTCCTTTGGCTTAGTATTAGGAGGAATCATTACGTTTAATGATTGACCTTGATCGATATACTTTTGACGACCAGCAGCCTGAATAATAATTTCTTTTTGTGAGATTTCTCCAAAAGTTTTAAATACATCCTTTTCTTCTTGAGTAAGAAAATTTAAACTTTGTACAGAACCACCTTTTTTAAGGATAGTCATCCAGGTATCGTCATCATCTTTACCTTTATCTTTAAGAAGCTTTTTAAGATAGGGGTTTCTATATGTAAACTTACCTTTCGCTAAATCCTTAACAAAGTAGTTACTATTAAGAGGTTCAATAGACGGAGATACTTGCCCAAGAATAAAGGAACTAGATGTAGTAGGTGCTATAGCAAGAGTAGTAGAATTACGACGACCATATCCTTTAAGGAGTGGTGGTTCTCCGTATTCTTTAGCTAACGTCTCAGAAGCTAAATCTGCTTTTTCACGAATAAATTTCCAAATTTGATTATTGAGCATCTTAGCAGCCATCGATTCAAAACCGATCATTTTAAGCTGAAGAAGAGAATGCCAACCAAGAACACCAACACCAAGAGCACGCTGATTAATAGCGAAGTTTCTAGGATGTTCCATAAACTTCATTCCTTCTGTTTTATTAATAAACTCAGTCATTACTGCATCAAGAAAGTAAACTAGAGTTTCAACAGCATCTGTATCCTTCCATTCTTCCCAACGTTCTAAATTAAGAGAAGAAAGATCACAAACAAAAGATTCATCAATTCCGTTTGATAGCATAATCTCAGTACAAAGATTACTATTATTAATCTTTAGACCTTTATCCTTATAAACTTTAGGGGCCTGCTTATTAGCGTTATCACTAAAGTAAATATAGGGATAGCCTGACTCAAAGCGTTTTTTAATGACTAGGCCCCAGATAGTACGCTTCTCTTTATCACCCTCTATCATTAATTTCATCCACTTATCAGAAATACAAACACCAATAGAAAGATTCTGAATATCATCTCCTTCTCCTCTTATCTTTAAGAACTCTTCAATATCAGGATGATCAATAGGTAGATAAGCAGCAAATGATCCACGACGAACGTTACCCTGAGAAATATAATTTGTTAAAGACTCAAATACGGTTAACTGATGATGTACCCCTGTCGCTTCACCTCCTGATGATATAGGTGTACCTCTAGGACGGATGGCACCAAAGTAACCGGATGTACCTCCACCTACTTTAGACATAACTCCAATTTCAGCTACTTTATAGAGAATATCATCCATATCATCATTTACATACGAACCAAAACATGAAATAGGTAGACCTCTAATACGACCAAAATTAGACCAGATAGGAGATGCTAGAGAGTAAAAACCTCTATGCATATAATCTTCAAACTTATCAGCGAAGCCTGGAAGATTTAAATAGTGCTCAGCTTTTTCAGCAATATCCTTAATACGTTGTTCGGCGGTTTCTCCTTCTATAAGGTAACCTCGGCTGAGAAATTTTCTCGAATCCTTATTAAGCCAATAAATGTCTTTGTTCATGTTGTATCTATTATTTTAATCTCAAAATCCTAGACAACAACTAGAATAAATCATCTTCTGAAAAAGACTGCGATTTCTTTGAGTATTCAACAGGACGACTATGAAAAAAGTCTGTCATATTATTACCGAGCAATTCTTCATTAAACCAATTTGACTTTTTGATTAATTCACTATCAATATCAAAAGCAGAAGGAAACCCGATACCTTTTAATGATTCGTTAATTCTACCTTTAATAAATTCTTTAAGAATAGGAGCTGATAACCCCTCTTCCTTTACTCCGTTGACCATCCAATCAACAATTTTAGCTTCAGACTTATAAGCCTCTTGAGCTTCATGAAGAATGCGTTCTTCGAGTTCCTTATCAAAAAGTTCAGGATATTCTTCTCTAATTGTATTAATAATCTTTGTACCAACAATACCATGAATGTTTTCTTCATTGCGTGTATATTTAACTTTTGATCGGTGTCCTTAAGAACATTCTTAAAGCGTGCAAACCAGTTGATTACATAGAACTGTGAGAATAAAGAAACGTTTTCAACAAAGAGAGTAAAAAGAATAATAGCATAGAGATACTGCTTCTTTGAGTCCTTGTAGAACTTATGAGTATACTTACGAAGATATTTGACTCTTCCTTCAATCCATTCAAGCTTTAAGTTCTCTTCAAATACATCTTCGAGCCCGAGTATAGAAAGTAGGCGCTCGTAAGCGTTGTTATGAATAACCTCCGTATTAGCCATAACATAACCTAAATCCTGAAAGCAAGGTTGAGGAAGATTTTCCCCGAGCTTAGCCCAGAATGTCTTAACAGCAATTTCAATTTGTCCAATAGCTGATAAAGTACGAATAACAATTTCTCTTTCTTGTTCTGTTAGATTTACTTTAAACTGCTGAACATCAGCTTTAAAGGAAAACTCTTTGTCTGTCCAGAATCCATTGTGCATAGACTCAATAAATTCGTCAGTCCATTTATAATTGTTAGGTTTGCGTGAGATTTGTTCGTCGAATATCATAAATTATTGTTTGCGGTACATAGGTCGAGTGTATTATTTTTAGTATATAGAATTTTTAATGCGTTTCTACTTTAAACGCGTTTATTCTTTGGAAGATCTTTCCAGTGATCGTTCTTCTCACTCCATTCTCTACCATTTGATATTTTAACATTTTTATCTGTTAAGTTTACATCAGCATTAAAGTTTTTTTGAGTTTCTTTAGCTTTAACTGTTTTAGGCTCAGCAGAAACATTATTATCGTATTTTAAACTGTCAGGTACTGGTCCACGATTAATACCATCATCTTGAAGAACAAGTATATCAATAGGTACTGTCATAGGGTTACGATAAAGACCAGGGGCGTATTCAACAATAATATCTACGTAAATATTATCAGGAGATTCTGTACCACCTCTATAATTTTGAGTAGTAGTAGGATATATACTCTTTATAGCTGATACTCTAAGATTAAGATCAAAACTAGGATGCATACAAGCTTCAACCATTTCAACGAAATTACGCGCTTTACTTCTAAAGAAGTCATGCTTTAAAGCATTCTTGTGAAATGTTATACGATCTCCGATCATAAAACCGCCCTGCTGGTATCTTTCCATTAAATTTTCAAGTACTATATTAAACTTTGTTTCCATATTTGTGATATTATTTAAGCGTTTCTTACCCTAAATAATAGTATAAATGGCTATTAAAATTACACAACTACAAGATATTGCTAGTACATACGGTAATTTAGGTTATAGTTATAAAGATTTATCTTTAGATATTAATAAAACTAATATTATAGCTCCTGGTATTAATTACCCAATACCCGGCTCAGATATTAAAGTAAGTTATGACGAATATGCTATAACTAATTCTCTTACTAATTTGTTTAATACGTTTCCTGGGCAACGATTTTTATTTCCTGAATATGGCTTAAGTTTCTATCAATATTTATTTGAACCAATAACAGAGTATAATGCTCAGTTAATCGGTATGAATATTTTTAATAGTATAAAAAAGTACGAATCAAGAGTTACACCTACAAACGTTGACATTATTGCAGATCCTGATAACAATCAGTATATTATTACTATAAATGTTAATATACCTCTTATTAACGTAAGTACAAGTATTAATTATAGTTTTAATATTCGAAGTCAAAAATTTATAAATATTACTAATATTGAATAACAATTTATATGGCAAACACCACAGTTACACCTCCACAAAACAAATTTGATATACCACCCGGTGGGTATGTAGCTTTTGATGCTATGTCTTTAAGACAGCTTATCATTGATCGTTTAAACGAACAGAATGTCTTTACAGATCAAAATTATATTGGTTCAAATTTAGCTTCTATTATTGATATTGTTTCATATTCTTATAATACTCTAATTTACTATCTCAACAAAACATCTAACGAAGCTATGTTTACTGAAGCACAGCTTTACGAAAATATTAATAGAATTGTAAAACTTATTGATTATTCCCCGGTAGGGTTTCAAACTTCAACTTTAACCTTTAACTGTTCAGCTTCAAATTTACCTATAGGTCTTCATACAATACCACGTTACACGTATCTTACAACAAATAATATTGTTTATTCTTTTAATAAAGATATAACTTTTGCTAAAACCGCTGATGGTATAATTGAACCATTAACAATACTATCTCAAAATAATTTACTATATCAAGGAAGATATATAGAACATCCCACTTACTCTGCTGCCGGAGATTCTAACGAATTAATAATTGTTAATCCAGGTAATAATGTACCTGATCATTTTAATTTCGATGTTTTTGTTAAACCTGCTGCAACAGGTATTTGGGAACAATTTACAAATACCCCTAATTTGTTTCTTGAAAAAGGTTCAGCTAAAAAATATCAAATACGTTTAAATCAAAATTATAATTACGAAATAATGTTCGGTGATGATATAAATGGTATTAAGTTAAAAACCGGAGATTTAGTAGGTATATATTATATAGCTTCATCCGGTAAAGCAGGAGAAATTGGACCTAATACAATTGATAAGTCTGTATTAGCTACTTTTAATACTATTCAATTTAATCAAATTAAAAATGATATATTTATAAACAAATATAATTATCTTACTAATATTACTTTAAATAATTTAAGCTTTACTAACACAAGTAATTCAACCCCTTTTAATCAACCTGAATCTCCTGACGATATACGTAAAACAGCTCCAGCTAATTACCGTAGTCAATTTAGACTTGTAACCACAAATGATTATGAAACATTTGTAAATACAAATTACTCTAATTTAATTTCTGATGTAAAGTGTCTCAATAATAATGATTACATAGCTGGTTACTTACAGTATTATTATAACATTGGTATTACTAACCCCAACTTAACTGAACGCGCTTTATTTAACCAGGTATACTATTCCGATGCTTGTAATTTTAATAATATTTACTTACTTGTTGTACCACAAAGCTCAAATACAAAACCAACTTACCTTCTACCAGCGCAAAAACAGTTAATAAAAGCAGGTATATCAACAAATAATGTAACTACAACCGAAACTGTTTTTATTGACCCTGTTTTTAAAGCTGTAGGTATAGGTATTTCATCATCAGCTTCTACATTATCTCCAACTACAGATGAGAGTTTATGTTACCTAGACGTTCATAAAGTACCTTCTTCTTTAAGAAACAATCAATCTATTATTAATGATATCGTAAAGATATTTACAAATTACTTTAGTGTAAATAATAACAGTTTAGGACGAACAATTGGTACTCGTCAACTCACTCAACAAATTCTCGATGTAGATGGTGTACAAACATTTTACACTACAAGAAAAGACGATAGTACTATTCTTACAGAAGGTTTGTCTCTAGTAGTTTATAACCCTATTTACCCTGTTGCAGATAATAAATTTATTACAAATAATTTAGTAATGCAAAATTTTGAATATACTTATTTTAATAATATTGACACTCTTGTAAATAAGATAGTAATTGCGTCTCCTACTAATCTTAAGCAAACAGTACTATAATAAAAAATGTTACAGGCTAACTTTACAATAACACCCTCAGCAGGATTTGTTAACGCTACTCAATTTACCGTAACAAATTTAACTACAGCTAGTAACTCTATATGGAAATATATATGGAATACTGGTTTTAGTAATGAGCTTATTTACAATACAACAAGCCCTGTATTTACATACCCGTACCCAGGTACATATACTGTCGGGTTAACAGCTACTGACTATGATGGTAATAGCAGCACTTTTAAACAAAGTGTATATATTGATTTAGCGTATAGAGATTATGTTACTTTTACTAAAATACCTGAACAGTATGCAAGCCCTGGAGCACCAACTCTAACACCGTTTGAAGTATCTTTTATTAGTACAGATATAAACAATATACCTGTAATTGATCTTTACGCAGCTAATTCCGTTTCTACTCCTTATCAATTTGTACCTAACAAATGGGGATTTTTAACACCTACTTGGTATTTTACTGACACTAATTCAAATATAGTAACATCCGTTACAGCAACACCTGTACCGCTATATGTAAATAATACAGTAGTAGCAGTATCAGGTTCAGTACAATTTTATTATATAGATTCTAAAAGTGCAGGTAACCCTATTAATAACACACCGGTTCTTATAACAGCAACCTTACAAACATCTGGTTTTACAAATCCCAACGATTCAAATATATATTCATATCCATCATACGCTAATAATGAAACTGTACGTACCGGTTTAATATGGCTGATTAATGACCCACTACCTAGTTATCTTAAAGTTACAGCTAATTATTTACACGATATTGATTCATATCAATATAACGGAATAAAAATTCCTTTTTTAGTTACATGTCATTCAGATAGATCCTTAGTAGTACCAGGATCAAAATCTTATACTAGTAATGTTCTTTTTTCCTATCCTACTTCTAATACCGTAGGTAATAAAGACCCGATACAGATTACATTATCAGGTATAGATTCATCCCTCTACACTATAGAAGATACGTCTTTATATTTTCAATCTTTAGATCAAAATTATAATGATATAGGTGGTTATATATTTACAGGGGTTACAGTATTATCATCTATAGATGAAACCGCTATTAATGTTAACGCGCTCGTATACTCTGGAGATGTAAAAACAACAGACGTGTTTCCTTACCCTCATGGTTATTCTCCTAATACATCTATTTGGGTCTCTAATCCTGAACAAAATACCCTCAATAAAATTACTTTAACACCATACAATAATGACAATAAAACAATTGAATATTTTAAAAATAAAGGCTTATTAATAGAAGGATATATAAAAGAAGTTCAAGTACCATCTTTAACAGGAACTAGTACATTTAACTACAACTTAACAGGGTTTTCAGGTATATATAGTATGGCTATTGACCCTATAGACTACAGTGTTGTAGCTGCTGATACCGAACTTAATTGTTTATATAGATTTGATAATACCGGTAACCTTATTAATAAATACAGTTTTGATGATTACGGTAGTTATAATGTTAATGAGCTTACTTTTAAAACATGGCAATTTAATATACTAGATTTAAATTTTTATGACTCAGTATTTAAATTAGATAGCTATATTGATGGAGTAAAACAATATGTTTCTACTAACCCTAATAATTTTATTGTTGCTATAGACGGAGTAGTACAACCTACAAGTTTATATGTTGTATCTGATAACACATTAAGATTTACATCTTATGATTCTCTTCCTCCTGGCTCAGTTACTTTATCTATTACACAAATATTTTCTCCTCAACTACCTGATTCTTATATTTCATCTATATGTTATTGGAATTTTACAGTTACAGATTCATCTACTATAGTTTATAATTTAGGTAATTCGGCAAGTTTAAATAGCGACAGTAATTATTATATAGTAACAATAGACGGTATTATGCAATCACCGTCTTCATATACTATTGATACTTTTAGTAATAGTATTGTTTTTGTTGATACAAATATACCGGCTAATGTACCGGTACAGATATGGTATTTACCTTCCCTAACTAACCCAACAACTCAGACTTATAATTTATCAACACCTTCAAACACTATATTTCTATCTAACAATATACCAATTACTAATGTAAATACAAATTTTTTGATTAATATTGGAGGTGTATATCAAGATTCTTTAACTTATGAGCTTGACACAGTTAATCAAAGTTTGTTATTTGATTCAATATTACCTGCCAATACTGATATTTTTATTACGTTAGCTAACTCAAAAAGTTTAGACTACTCGCCAGCAGGTACACCGGTTTCCGTTTCTTTAGATAAAAATTCTAATATATGGGTATCTTTATTTAACAGTGCCTATGTATTAAAATTTGATTCAAATTTTAATTTACTTTTTGCTACTAGCCCTTACGAATTAACTAATATATCTCCGTTAGCTGAATTTGATAGTGATTATTTACTTAAACCCCCTGTTTTAGAAACCGATAAAAATAACAATTGTTGGGTTACGTATTCTCACCCACTTTGTAGTTTACTTATACAATATAATTTAAGCGGTACACCAATTAACTTAATTAATTTAAACGACCCACTTCCAACAAATTTATCTATTGATCAAAATTTTCAATATAGCGTACCTGTAAGTTTAGCTATTGATCAGGATAATAATATCTGGGTAGCAAACAGTTATAATGTTTTATCAGCAGACGGGGACATTAGGCTTTACGATAGCAAAACTTTACGAGTAAAAACTGTTATACCCAATATAACAAGACCTAGTGATATTACTTTAACAAGAAAAGGTAATATTTGGTTTACACATAGTATCAGAGGTTTAGGGTATTACGATATAGTAAGACAAGAATTATATTTGTGGTCAGCTAGTAGAGTAGGTGACGACCATCTTACATTAAAACAAAGCCCTGGTTTACCAGGAAATATTAATGAAATAATAGACCCTGATGAATTAGTTAATATGGTACCGGGATCTAACATACCTATTCTTAATAACTACAGTGACGATGAAGAGTTTAGCGGTATAGCTGTAGATGTTTATGATAGACTATGGGTAATTGATTCTTATAAAAATACTGCATGGGTATATCTATCCGCCATCCCTGCAGCTATTTCTAACGAACAAAGAATAATAAAAATACAACCTAACAACACTATCGGCTACTATTTAAATAATAATGCATTCACATACACAGAATCCGGTAATTTTAACTATCAATCTGCACAAGCAGCCGGAGATTGGACCGGTAATAAATGGTATCAAAAATATACTTCTTTATCCTCTCTTTCATCAATTTCTATATCAGGTACATCTGTACCGTTTAAAGTTAAAGACTTTATTAACGAAAATCAAATAACAATTTTAAATAATTCTTTTAATACCGCTGAACATTATCACTCTTTAGCATTACCTGAAAATTTACATTCTAATAAAGCTTTATTTGAGCAATTTTTACCCGCAGTAGTAGGCAACGGTACAGTAACTAATAGTCAAGATCTCGGTAAAACCGTTTATGAAAAAATAGCTAACTTCGTGCAAAATCATTCTGATATTGATACATGTAATATATCTCAATTATTATCACTAGCAGCAGCAACAGATGTAATTGCAAATGAATATGTAACAGATTACCCATTTGAAATAAGAGATATGGTTAATACATTATCAATATCAAAAGCAAAGCTTATCGGTGTAAATGAAATTACATCTCAAATTTTACAAAACACTGGTAACAAATATAATACAACTACAGATTATGTTACAGCGGATAGCACTATTATAGCTCAAAATGCATTTGATAAATCAATACAAATTATAAAAGTACCAAAACAAAATTTAACAACTGTTTACCCTCTATCGTCGTTTATTGGTTATGGACTTATACAGCCAATTACACAAAATTATAATTTTTATAATTTAGGTTCATATAATAATAATTTTTTCGATAGCATAATAGATTGGAATTCAGATCAAACTACTCTATCCCCGACAATGTCAACATTTGAAGATTGGTACGGAGACAATGGAATTGTTGAAAATACCTTTAGATACTTGTTAACTAAGAATCTCTTTCTTAAATAATTTATAGTGAGCACCGGTGTACAACAATTTTTAAGTAAGTATTCTCAGCCTTTATCATATACACCGTTAAATGATAAAAATATACCACTTTCATTTAAACAATGGATTAATGCTCATCAAGGCATTATACCAGGTAGTGAATTTGAACAATACAACACGTATCTTTTAAACTGGTTTAATAAAAATAGTACATCTCAAACAAGTACAAAAACTCATATACAGGTTAATTATCTTTTATTATTAAAACAATTACAGCTTTTCTTTTCACAAGAAGAAGCTGAAAATTGGTACAATAACGTCGATGTAACTAATGAAAAAGAATTACTACTCGCTATACCTTATTTTGCTAAAAAACTTAAAGAAATATCTTTGTATTATTTACGTCTTAGAAAAGCAATAAAAGAAACAAGATTTCTTTATAATCAAGTAGGTACGGAAGTCGGTACTATAAGTCAAATTCAAAATTATATACTTAACAAGTATACACAAAAACCAAATCAAATAATTGAATTACCATCTTCAGTTTGGAATGCATCTCCAGCTTTAAGCGCTGTAAAAGACACATTAACAATACAAATAGAAGAATTATATGACACTCATAGCTATTTTGATCATACAGCATCTATACCCACATCAGCTTATTTTAATTTAAATAATCCAAATTTACAAACTTTTTTAACAACAAAAGGTCTTTCATTAACATCAACAAATTGGATTTATAATTTAGGTGTTTATTCTCTATCAGCCGACATAGCTAATACATCTACTATATTATCCGCAACTAGTGCATATCAACAAACATTATATGATAATATTTTAACTCTTAGCAATCAGTTAGCTGAAAAATATATAGGACAGGAAAAATATTTTGTAACTCTAACTACTCCTCCTAGTACACAAAAAGATTTATACGATATACAAATTCTAAAAGGAGATAATTCTTTTTATTGGCCTAGCGGTGCGTATCCAACACAAGGTATTAATAGCCCTCGATACGAAACTATTGCACTAAGCGCAACTAATCTTAATACATTAGGTACAGCTGGTACCAGTGTTGATTTAGCTGATACTCTATTTGTAGTATCAGATTTAGGTGTACAGGCAGCCTGGTTATATAATAAAATACACGATCATTCATTAGTTAATATGCAAGCTTTAATTAAAGCTGGAGATAAGACTATATTTCGTTACCCGTTTCCTGGTTATGGTGTATCTGCTGAAGATATACAATGGTCCGGTTTTAGTTTATCAGCTGATTCAAGATATTTTTATCTCGATGATAATATAAAACAGCTTGTACTAGATGCTTATTGGACAACAGATATTACCACTCTTACTTCAACAAATATATTAAAACTTAACGATACAACTCTTGTAGCTAATAAGGCTTACGCTAGTATAGATTATAATCAAGCTGATAAAATTAGAGTTTGGGATAATCCACCAGCATATAATAGTGCTAGTTATAATACTTATAATAATTCATTAAGTGGTGCATGGCTTTATAAATTTAATAAAACCGATATATCTATAGCACCAAACGGTAATAGTACAATAGTTTGGCCTTATGAACAAATAGACCCGACACAAGATTATCCTGATTACTATCAAAGCAACTTATCCAATATTTGTACCCCAACATATGTACAAAATATTAATGTACCATACGCTATTGCCGGTAACGCTTTATCGAGTGCTGACGTAATTTATAAAATTAAAAAATATAACGATACAATTGACAACGCTATAGAGTGTTGCTGGTTATACGGACAATCAGTATCTTTATATTCATATTCTAGCGCTTTCAATTATATTGAAAAAGCTCAAACAATTCAGCAAACAAGTTTACAAGGTATTTTAAAGCCTGGTACCTTTACATATTTTACCTGGCTTGGTCCATCTTATACAGTAAAAATTAGTGATGTGTTTCCTACATTACAACATCAATCCGATTGTAAGTTTATTACAACTCCCAATACAACGTATCAAGATCACAATCTTTGTACATGTAAACAAGTTTTATTTACCCCGTTCGGTTGCCCCGGTGATAGCTATTCTGATTATCCTTATCAAGGAGATTTTATAGCTATTGATACCCAATTACCAAGTAAATTTAATCTTGATACCTATCATGGTTTTGGTGGCTCTTATCCTTATTATAATTCTACAAATTCATTTGCTTGGTATAGAACTAATACCAAAAAAGGATGGGGTAACGGTCAATGGGTTAAAGGCGGTAAAAATGCTATTATAGGACTACAACCCGCTGATGATATGACATTTGTAAAAGGTATTCGTTACGTATATTACCGCGCTGATGATACACGAAGCAATAGTACATTACCTGAACTTGTTCTTCGATACAATTATAATAACCCTACATACAAAGGTATATGGGTTGGTGCAACATACGATACTATTACTAATACTTGGTATAGTAATAACAAAGCATCTTATATGACTATTAACCCTGGAGACAATATAATTTATTCTAGAGCTAATAGTACAACATTTGATCTTGTACACCAAGTAACTACAAACGAAACAGTAGCTCAAAATTTAAGTTCTAACTGGTCTAATTATGATTTTTTAACTATTGGTAATAGTATCATTGGTACACCACAACAAGTAACAGTTTCTTATCCAGTTATTAATTTAAATAATACACAGTCTCCACCTGTACTCTCACAAAATGTTAATTCTTATATTTGGTCATTAAAAGCGCCAAATAATATAATAACTTTTTATAAAGATACACCATCATTTACGTTTACACCATACATTACTGGTTTATATACAGTTAATGTAAGCGCTATTACCAATCAATTATCTAGTAATAATTTTTATAATAGCGGTGCACCTTTAGTTAATTATGTTCCGGTAAGTTCTTTACCCGGTACTTATCCAAGTAATGCTTCAGACTCTAATCTTATAAATTATCTTTCAAAAACATATAACTATAATGCTAATAATTTAACCATTTTAAGCAAGACTACCGCTACTCCTGTATCAGCTTCTTATAATAATCTACCAACACTTTCTATTGTATACTGTCTTAATAGTTATATTTTTCCATTTTCTAATATACCGGCTATTACAGCTGTATCATCCTCTCAGGTACAAATGCCCTCTATTACAAGTATTAATACACCCGTTCCAGGATTTGTACTTAATACACCTTTAAGTGGTTGGGATTATAATACATATAAACCAAAAACATCTAAAACCAGATTTAATGACTCCGGAGCAGTACCTTTTTGGGGACAAATTTATTTACAAAAAAATATTAATACTAAATATAAAGGTATTGAATCTTGGGGAACACCAATAAGATTAAAAGATAGTTATAATCTTTTAACTCAACCTGAATTTACTAATATACAACTTAACGCTGGTAGTTATATAGAATACACTCGTACATACCCAAGCAACTTAAATTGGATACAACCATTAGATTTATATCACTACGTTAATACAGCATATTGGGCTAATTTAAAATACGATACAACATTAAACTCTAATTTATCTTATCAACTTAATAATATTAATACAACTGTTGTTGTTACCCCGGATACAGAAGCAACAACATTAGTGTTTGATAACTTTATAAACAATAACCCTGTAGAAGTATTTTATTTTGCACAGAATTCATTCTTGTGGTCAATAACTGCTACCCCTACTATTGCAAATACGGTTTATACGGATCCAACAGTTACATTAGGTATTACAGCATTAAACCCTTGGGGTAATTTTTCTAATATAAACAACCCTACTGTAGCAGCATTTCCTTCATTTGAAAACCTTTACAGTAATAATGATATTGGTTTTTTTACTCCAAGTAACTTAGGTATATCTGTATACAATGATCAGTATTACACAACTTCTCTTAATACATCATCAAGCGCATTAACAGGTTATTTTGAAGATAGTGGTTCAATAGTTAATAGTAGAGGGCTTACATTAACAGACCCTTCAACACCCTACTCAGTAACTCTTGAAGATAATACATGGCTAAAAGAAATTACATTATCTAGTCCTACAGCCGGTAATATTAGAAATAGTATATTTAAAAAATATCAAAAATTTGTACCTTATCAATCTACATATGAAACTAATCCTAACGTTAGTGTTGGTTTAATTTTACCAAACTCAAGACAAACTCCTTGGGGCGGTAAAGAAGATTCAACATGGACAGATACAAAAAATAACAATACATCTTTTACAGGAGTAGCTAATACAAATCAATGGTTTGGTTCTCAAATATTAAAGCAGAATCAAATTCAACTCGATAATTGGTGTACAGATATTTACGGCAATCAATATGGGTTATATAAAGATATAAAAAATATTAAACCAGCTGATCGTAGAGATATTACAGGAGAGGTATGGGTCAGAAGCAATAATCAGTTTGTATCACCTGCATCAATAAGTTTATCAGGTATTTTCAACACATATATTGATACCAGTAGCTTATATAACGATTTAACTGGAACCGGTATACGTAAGATAGATACGTTCTTTGATGTGTTATATGTTGAAACATCCGGAGCTGTTATTTTTGAAAAAATAAATTACGATTATACTACTGGTATTATATCAAGCTACGCTAACGAAACAAGAAGTATAACATTTGATTTACCGTCTCTTAGTTCTGTTTGGCCGTTTGCTACAATAATTCTACCTTGGACAACAAATTCTAGAATCGGTGAAACATGGTTCCTGCCAAATGAACAGAAAGTAATATTATCGATGTGTGGTTTATCAGGAAATATATTGCTTCCCGAGCTTTATCAAATAGATCTAAACTCGCTTGAATTAAAATTAATTTTTCCCGTTACAAAAGATGATATAAAAACATTACAAACAAACTTAGTACTAGATAATACAATACTATCAATTGATTATCCTGTTTTATCGTATGACGACTTTAAAAAAGAGTTTGTTATAGCAGTTACTGGAAAAGATACTAATAATAAAGATAACCTTTTTGAGTTTAGTGTAAATTATTTACCGACAAGTACACTTAATACAGTTACCGTATATACTCCTACTGTACATAATATATCATCAGATTTACCAATATTAACGTCTCCTCGCTCTATTACTATTTACGATACTGATACGTTAGATTATAATTTAACTGTATCTAACGGACCAGCAAAGTATGAAGCAGTATACCTACCATCGTGGGTAACATTAACAAATGAAGGATATCTCACTGGTGAACCACCAGCTATTTCAAGCCCTGTATATCATTTTGCTACAATTGCTGTAACTAATGCAAACGGAACTGTTTATTACAGTATAGCAATTAAAGAAATTGTCAATTACAACTTAGAATTACTTTACGCATCTCTCAGTACAACAAACACTGGTTATCTCAGTGGTTATGTATTAGAGCAGACACTAAGCGGTACCAATATTGTAACAGGAAGAATAAAGCTACACGATTAAATATAATAGTTACCCATGTCCGATTTAACAATTTCACAATTAACAGAACTTGTATCTCCCTCAGCTACTACTGATTATTTACCTATACATAGCTCTGTGTATAAAACGACACAGAAAATTAATATTGACAATGCTGTTAAAGCAAGTAAGTACGGTACTTATAAAGTTTTAAGCTTAGATAATAATACAGGTAACGTCATTTTAACTGGTAATTATATTACGTTAAATACTAATAATGTTACTATAAATCGTAACGGTACAGGGTCACTTAATACAGCAACTGATATTACTGCAGGTAGAGATATCTATATTGCTAATAATCTTTCCACCGGTAATACACTTACCGCGTTAAGTGCTAGA